CTGGATTTGCGAGAGCGATGATCAGACCGGCGAGACTCGCGATGACACTCAAACCAGCGAACGCGGCGACGACGGCTGCGACAGCGATGGCGATCAGTTTCCAGTGCTCTTGCATCCACTCCATGATGCTCTTCAACTGTTTGAATCGTTCGGTTTTCTGAAATTGCTTCCACCACGGAATCAGTTGCGTTCTGATGACGTTACTCAGTTTCACCATTATCTTCAGAATCAGCAACAGCGCGCCGAGCAATAACGGCTGAATTTCTGGCAGTGCCTTGAGCCATGCCTCAGCTAATTGCGCCTGCGCTGGTAAAAGTTTGTCGCCGATCTGTTTCGACATCTTCTCCAATGCGTTGTGAAAGACCTGAATTTTACCGGCGTCGGTCGCGCGCGACTGTTTATTGAAATCGCCATAATTGTCACCGAGTATCTTCATCACTGCGGCGTAACGCTCAGACGAGTTTTGCGCGAGCTTGAATTCGGCCACCTGCTCTTTTGTGATGCGCACGCCCTGCCTTTGCAGACCTAACAGTTTGCCGCCTACGACTGCTCTGGCTACTGCGGCTGCCAGTGCTTGCCCTTCCTCTTGGGTGGCGTTGATGCCTTTCGTCAGAACAAGCACGTCGGCCAGTTTGTCAGTCAAGTCCTGAGTCTGTTTGACCGGTATATGAGCGCGCGTCAGTTGCACTGCCATCGTGTCGAGGACCTTTGTGCTCAACACGCCTTGCTCTTCGAGCGCCTCGTTGTGCTTGTAGATGATGTCGAGTTGCTTTTGCGCCTCTTTCGGGCCTTTCTTTCTGATCTCGTCCATCTGCATCAAGTAAACGAGAAGGCTGCGCGTGCGTTGTTGAGCCTCGCGTGCTTCGTCTGTCGCGCCGCCGAATATCTGCGCGAATATCTTACCAGCGGCGAAGGTGGCGAATGTTGCGAACAGACCCGCAAACGCGACTTTCAAAGCTGAGATGCCGCCTGCGACACGTTTGGCGGTCGCTTGCAACGCGCGCAGACGTGACTGCGCTTGAACCATCGCGCCACGAAATGAGCCGAGTAACTTAGCGCCGATCGAGAAGATCGCTGTGTATTCGTGCTTCGCTCCCACTGTTCAGATCACCTCCCTCTCGATCGTTCCATCTGATCGTTCTCCTCTTTCAGTTGGTCATTGAGTTCGAGCATGTATTTCAACAACTCTTCAATCGGCAGCTCCAACCAGCATTCAACTCCCCCGCCACACGCGCGCGCCAAGCGCATCGCGACCCCACGCAGAACGTCCCCTACTTCGTTTCCGCGTCCGGCGAGCTGCCAAAGACTTTTAACGCTTCGCCTTGAAGCGCAGTAAATTGCCTGATTTGCAATTTCTTGATCAGTCCTTGTGGCACGTCTGCAGCGCGTGAAATCAAGATCGTGTGAAACTCAGGGTTCATCTGAGCAAACGGAATCTCGTTTCTCGTCGCCGGTTTGAAATGCGCTCTGAACTCACGCTCAGCGCGAATGTAATCGACGCCAATCAGCTTCTCGAAATCACAGATGATCTCGTGATATGACTTGCCGTCATATTCGACTGGCGGCTCTAGCGTCAACCGTAACGGCGGTAGCGGTGGCGCAACTTCGACGTCGCGAAACTGTGGTGTCGTCTCGTCGATTAGTTCAACGTGTTCTGTTTCGTTGTTGGTGACGACCGGCTCATCGCCAGTCTGTTCTTGTGGTTCTTGCAGTAGTGTTCTGTCCATGTTTCTACTTATCACAATCCAATCAACTGACGAATGCGCTGCGCATTGTCGACGAGCGTGAAGCCGTTCCACCAACGACAAACGGCGTTCTCTTTGTCGACTTCAAACATGATGCGGTCGTCGTGCAGCACGCGCAGACTGATCAACTCATATTCACTCTCCAGTTCGCCCTTGGTTCCAACTTCGAGTTTGCCAAGGTTGAACGTCTTTGGCGCTGTGCCCATGATGAAACGCCAGCCTTGGTGAATGATTCTGTTCGTGCCACTGTCATGCGATTGCACGGCTGCCCACGCGTCCAACTGTGCGCCGTCTTGAATCGTCGCAAAAATTGAATCGTCGACGATCGCCAGCCATTTCAGCATGACTGTGTAAGACTGAAAGTGCGACTGAACGGGCATATCGATCTCGCCAAAGATTCCGCTACCTTTCAACGAGTCAGTGAGATTCTGCAGATGCGGAAGTGTTACGTCTGCGAGACCAATCAGACGCCGGCCTTGCAAAAAGATCGAATAATTTGTGACGTGGTTCGGGATTAACATGTGAGAACTCCTTTTGGTGGTTGGTTTTGTTTTACGCTACGGCTTGGTCCTCGAATAGAGTCTGCACATACGGCAGCCAATATTCGATGCGGAAGTCGAGCCATTCGGCTGGTGTCGGCACCGCGATGTAAATGTGGAAGAGGTAGTGGCCATTGAGAATTTCAGTCGTCGGATTCTCGTCTTGCCTGAACTCGATGCGCGCACCCAACAGCGCCTCAGAGTTCGAGAGACCATCGAGCCACAGCTGCAGACTGTTCACGACTGCGTCGATCAGACGGCGATTGCCCGGTTCATCGACTTTTTGCCAGATCGTCAACACGACGCTATTTCCGATAAAATCGAACATGCGCCTCACTGGGATGAACATGTCTTTCACGTCTGTGTTTGTCGGGAAGCACGCAGTGCGGTTGCCCCAAGAGCGCCAGCCACCGATCCAATTCAGCGCCGTGATGACGCCTTGAGAATTCAGCATGTTGGCGTCGAGAAGGTGCATCGGGAGTTCCGTGCCGTCATCGAGCAAGAGCGCGTTCATGCGCAGATTCTTGTTCGACGGCGAATGATACGGCAGACCATTGCCGCGGTAGGCATCCGTCCACTGAATAAGTGGGCCCTGTTGGCTCGCGAAGTTGAACACTTTCGACGCTGTCGCGCCGACGAGCGCGGGCTTGCCGAATAGGCATTGCTGACGCGGAAACACGATGTTGTTGTTGTTCTTCCACGAATTGACGTCTTGCGCCTTCGTCACAGTCGATGTGTCGACGTCGATCAGGCACGTCGCGGCAAAACAACCGTTGATGTTTTCGCATTTTGCTTCCATCGCGGCGGCGACAGTTGGATCACTCGAAAATTTCGGGCAAATGATCACGCCCGGCACCTTGCCTGTCGCTTGAAAGACATCCTCGAGCACTTCAAGCCCGCTGCGCGCGCCCGTCGCGACATCGATGCCGCCGATGATGTCAGCCGCAGTGAGCGGCGTTGTCGCTGGCTGTGTGCCGCCGACATTGATCGACGCCGTGTCACTGGCAATCGCGCCACCTGCGATGCGCGTGATGATTGTCGTATTGTTCTTCGACAGACTGACGAGGTAGTCAGTGCCTTCGACATAGGTGACTGTTGCTGCCGAGTCTTTGACGACGACAGTCCAAGCGACGAACTCAAGCAGCGTGTCGACTTGACCGGCGACGAGACTAAACGGCGCAGGCGCGGCGACAGTGCCGCCAGTTTCAGGGTCGTTGCACGCAACGTAGACCACAGGAAAGACGCCAAATTCGACGAAGCAGGCGTCCATGTGTTCGCAGATGTCGTAAAGGTCCCAGTTGCTCGAATAACCGAGTTCGGCGACTGCGTCCTCATAGCGATTGTAGATGCGCGGTTTGTTGATGTAGTCTTTGCCGTTCTTCGTCAAGTGCAATGGCGCTGCGCCAAAGACGACGTTCATCCCAACGTCAGCTTGAATTGGCGCGATGACGCTTGTCGGAATGTCCGACCAAGATACTCCGTGTGGAAAAGGTCCGAGATTAGGCATGATGGTGTTCTAAGTTTATGCCCGAAGGCTTTTGTTTCTGTTCTGCAGTTGAGGCAATCCACTTTTGAATTGCCTGATAGAAAGTGACGAATTTACCGCGAGTGCCTTTCATGTTGTGCGCATAGTCGAAGCTTAGTTCACGGCGCACATTTCCGATTTGCTCGACAGGGATGAACATTTCGCCGAGCGGCGGGCACGCCCTGATCGCTGGATAGATGTTCTCGTGAATGCTGCTCAGCTCAGGATGCGTTTTCGGCTGAAAGAGGGCGGCGTAACCGAGACCGAGATGTTGCACGCGCGGCCCTAAATACATCACATGGCCCTTGATTATGCGCGGTGGTTCTTTGATGCGTGGTGTCTTGTCTTTCATCTCTGTGGATAGGTTAAATCGTAGTGACTAGGCATTTCGATTTGTTCACCCGGAATGATGCCGCTTTCTGAGTCTGGCATTGGTCGACCACTTGGCAACTGCCATTGCGTTGTCATCTCGGCGATGAAATGCGGAAACGTGTCCGCCTCGACGAGTTTCCAGTCGAGGGGCATCACGATCGGATAGGCCTGATCGATCGCGCCTTGACCGAACGACGTGAATGCGATCGCGATTGCCTCGACCATGTTCAAGACGTCTTGGTAACCGCCACTGTCCGGGTTTTCGTCATACGCGTTGACGAGGACGCGCACGGTGACGATCGTCTCGGTGTTTTCGACCTTCGCACTGACGCATTGAACGATCACCGCAGGCACGTCCGGTAATTTGTCGACTTCGATCTCGCCCGTGACGGTGCGCGGGACACGACCGCGCACAACACGCGGCGCGACTTTCAACATGAGCGTCTGCGCGCGTCCTGTCGGATCGTATGGCACGACGTTGTCAGGATCGACGACGATCGGAGGCGTAGGCGCCGTTGCCTGCGCGAGGTTGAGCGTGGGATTGTCGAAGCGATACGACGTGAACATTCGCTCAAGGAACCGAACCAACGTCACCTCCAAGTCGTAGAGACTTTGTGCGCGACGTCCCAAATCTTCTGCGGCAGGTGTAACTGGTTCTGGTGCGCTCATGTGATGATCTCTGTGATGCTTGGCACTGGTGCGGCACCGCCCGCGCCGACTGCCCATGCCGTCTCCCACGGCAAATCACTCGCGGGAGCTGTGTAATACGTGACGGTGGCGTCATGCAACGACCAGTTTGGTGCCTTCTCGATTACGTAGGCGCCTTTGACCCACTTCGTGCCGTCGTAAATATACGTGCCATTGACTGCAGTAGTGCCAGCAATGAGCACGCTGGCATTTCCGACACGAACGCTGGGCGGCCACAGCCAATCACGATTCAGTTTGGCGATGTAGCTCCCTCTCGGTAGTGAAATCGTTCCCATAGTTACCAAGTTGGCTTCAATAATTTGAGACCGATGATGATGAACAGAAACAATGTGACGATCGAGTTCGCACGCGGTAGATGCTCCCAAGTGATCGGTGCAAACGCGCCGACTGCGACCAACAACAACAAGACCCAATAGAAGATTGTGAGCATGCTCATTTGTAACCCCCGATGCGCGCCAAGACCCGTTTCATTTCGTAATCGATGCGCTTGGCTAACGTTTCTCCCATCGCTTTATTGACAGCCGGCCCGACATTGGGTTGGCTCGCCATAATGGCCGCACCGATCGTGAGGATTTTTCGAATTGGCAGTCGCGGGGCAAAACTGCGACGTTGCATTGGCCCGAGTCTCGAAACAAAGCCGCGTGCAATGAAACCGCCACCGCTTTTCTTGATCTGCACGAACAACGGCTTTTTGTTTTTGCGTTTCTGCACGGCTTTTGGTCTGTAAACGAACTTTGACGCGTCGAGCATCCCTTGCCGAACGAGGATATGAGCATTGAGTGACGAATAGGTCGCGCGGTGAATCGCCGTCGGAATGTCCTTCGCCTTGATCAGATATTCTTTTCTGATCTCGCGTTTGATTGTCGTTTGGCCTTTGGCAAGTGCAGTGTTGATCGCCGGCGCGAGTGCCTTCGGCACGCCTTTTTCGATACCGCCGAGCTTGCGTTCGAGGTTTTTCAACTGTCTCGCGTCGATTTGAATTGCGACAGGCATGGCTAGAAAAGTGGGCGCGCAGATGCCTTCCGCGTTGCTTCGGCAGAGCCCGCGCCCGTTTCTCGTTTTAGGTTATAGTCAGTTGCTTCCATAGTGTCCCGGCTGTGATCTCGTTGCAGACAGCGCGATCTTGTAGTCACCTTCTTCGTCAGTGATGTCGAGAACTTCCCACGGTTTGTTGGCAGGGGAGTAGATCAACTCCCCCGCCACCGGCATCCTCGGCAAGTCTGTGTGTTTGATGTAGCAGATCACATCGCCAAGAAAGACACCGTGAATCTTGACGAGTGGCATCTGTTTCGCGCTCTCGGTGTCCCATACGACTTTCGCATTGAACAGTTTGAAGCCGCCGTGACCATCGTTGATGCGGAATTCGCGCCAAGTGGCGAACTCGTCAGGGTTGTGGAACACCCTGTCGAGATCAGGCGCGAACTGTTCACGTAGACTCACGGCTTATTCTTTCGATTTTGTCGAATTTCCTTTTGCCGTTTTCTTCGCGCTTTTCTCTTCAGCTTCAGGCACGCCTTGATCAGCCTCGAAATACGGCTCGTTTTCGCCTTCGCCAGCACGCGCAAATGGTCCCGCGCCACCCGTCAATGCCTCGATGATGCGGAAACCGAGAATGTCGGCAGGCATCGGCAATGGGCACGACGTGAGTCGATAGAACAAGACGCCATCCTCTTCGTCACCGTAGACAAGTGGAATGCGTGCCGTCTGATACGTCTGGAACGTTTTCGTCTTTGCGTTTTCGAGTTGTGTGAAAGCGCCATAAACGATCTTGTTTGGCACATCCGTGCTTGCGAGTAGGATCGCTGGATCGGGCAACATTGCGAACAACGCGCCCGTGTCATCTTCGAAATACTCAGAATAGGAGTAAAGTTCCATTCCGGGCACGAGACCGAAGCGCACAACTGCGCTGTCTTGAATCACTGGCGCGATCGAACCGAGTTCGTAGCGCCTGTTGTCGAGATACGCTTTCACCTGCGGATTGCTGATGAACGCGTTCTTTGCCGCGTTGCCGAACAACGCGACATTCGGCGAGATGCCACTGTCTTTGATCGTCGCGAGACGTGCAGCTTCAAGGTCAGCAAGCGGATCGGCGGTCGCAGGCGTGGCGTCCCACTTGTTCGTGACGATGTAGTGGTTGCTTGTGTTCGCCGCTGGCAAGCCATATTCGAGATAATTGATCACCTGTTGGTAACCATTCTCGGCTGTGACAGTGATCGAACCGTTCAACAACACTTGACGGCACATCCACTCTTCGCGGCGGCTGATCGCCTCGTCACAAAAGATCGCATCGCCGGCGAGCAAATCTGCGGCACGGTCGGCCGCTGTGCGTCCGCTGTAGATCGACTCTCCCGGCAAGCGCGGTTCAAGATCAGGCAGACGCAACGCACGCGCAGGCGCGATCCTCGGTGCCCTGAAAAAACGTGTCTCGTAGCCTTGACGTTCCATGACCTTGCCACCCACGAGAGGCGCAACGAACGGAGCCATCTTCCGACGACCACGCCTGAAGTCGAACTCGACGAGTGACGTCGGCGGATACTCGCGCGCACCAAAGAAAGTGTCGCGGAGAAAAGTGTGAACGATCGGCCCCTCAAGGAAGGGTTCGAGCAGTGTTCGCGTTTCGTAGTTTGGGTCTGTGTTCATCTGATGATTTTCCTTTGTTTTTCGGTTGGTTGACGTTACGGACTGAAGGGGCCACTTGGCACCGACGGATCAAGAAAGATCGCGAGATCGCGCAGTCGTTGAATCGCCGCGGCGCTCAACGCTGTTGGCGATGCGCCTTGCGACCATGCGTTCGCATAGTGAATCTGCCTCTTGTTGAACGAGCCTTCGAGCGCGACTGCGACAGTTACATCTGCCGGGTTCGCCGGGTCGGCGGCGAGATCAACGATGATGCCACCGATAGCAGCGTCATCAGCCGCAAGCGCGGGAAGGACGCCGTCTGCCGTGGCGTTGAACTTGACGAGATAGCCCGCCTGCATCTTCGCGAGCACTTCAGGCGCCGCGTCGGTGAACGGGAAACGTTGAACTTTCCAGTCAGGGTCGTCGTCATGCGACAACAGATTGACCGCAAAGAGTTGACTTTTGATTGCCATTTTGTTTTTCCTTTGTTGGTTGTTGTGTTTTGGTTACTTACGATTGGGTGTTCGCAGACCGCGGTTTTTCAAACGTGCTTTGACTTTCTGTGTGATCAGCTTGCCAAAGGTATCACTGTCGCCACTGCCGGCGTCGCTGCCCGGAATGCCATTGAGTGACGACGCATCTATGTGACGTGCAGACTGCGCACTTGCTTTGTCCATTGCTTCAATCACCTCTGCAGCGATGTCAGCGACTTGCTTACCGTCGGCGATTGCCTTCACGACGATCGCGTGCGTCGCAGGCTTGTCGAGTTTGTTCAGCGCCATGACACGGTCACGTTCACTCTTCACGCCCTTGTCGAAGTCAGTCACGGCAGCCGCGGGCGGTGTTGCGGCCGGTGCGGGCGGCGTTGCAGGTGGCGATTCGGGCGGCGTTGCTGGCGGCGTCGGCGTCTCGGCTGGCGGCGTCGGCGTCTCTGTCTCTTCGTTGTCTGTCTCTTCTGTGGTGGCTTTTGGTTTGATGGCTTTTGGCATAGTGTTTGTCTCGGTTGTGGCGTCGAACGCCGGAATGTTGTGAAAACGTGAAAGATCGTGTTCGATGCCGTTGATCATGACGTGTTTCGTGCCCGCGATCGCTGACGTCTTGACGACGCCGCGCAGTTCATCGGCGAAACCTTTGTCGATCGCCTGTTGTGGCGAAAACCATGTCTCTTTCGCCATGAGGTTTCGAATCTCGTCCGATCGAGTTTCGTGCGCTTCGCATAGACGTTGATCATCGATTCTGTGACTGAGTCGAGAGCGGCGGCAACCGTGCGCATGTCATCGGCGTTGCCAAGTGCGATCGCCGACGGCAAGTGGATCATCATGTTCGCGTTCGCGCGAATGAAAATCTTGTGGCCGACCATCGCGACGATCGACGCTGCAGACGCGGCGAGACCGTCGATGTAAACGATTTTTTGACTGCGGTGATCTGCAAGGCGCGAATAGATGCCGTTCGCTTCGGCGACGGATCCACCCGGGCTGTTGATGTGGATGTCGAGTCTCTTGACGCTCGAGGGCAACTTCGCCAAGTCTTTCGCGAACTGTTTGGCACTCGTTTCGCCCATATCCTCCCAATCACCGATGACTGAGAAGATCAACAGTTCTGCGTTCGCAGGTTCATCGCCTGCTTCGGCGCGGAATCGGTAGAAAGGATCGACTTCGTTCATCTGATGAAAACTCCACTTGTACCGCCTGCGAGTTCGACTGCGCGCAGACGTGTTCGAGACGTCTTTCGCGCGCGTGATTTTGGCGGCGTTGGTTTCGGTGGCGCAGGTGCAGGCTTTGGTGGCCCGGCTGGTGCGGCTGGTGCAGGTTCACTTTTCGGCGGCCCAACCATCGACGTCAACTGCGTCGGCCTGTAAGGTGGAAAGATCAAATCGACATCTTCGAACTCTGTCATCTCACTCGATTGCTGACGGATATTGTCGCGGTAGTTCGATCCATTGAGTTCTGCAGACTCGCGTTCGATCGTCGAAAAGCCGCATTTCACTTTGAGATCAGCAGCGGCGACCTCTTTCTGCGGGTCGAGACTGCCAGCAGATGCGCCTGTCCAAATACAACGCAACATCGCGCGTCGAATCATCGGATCGTCAAAGCCACCTTTGAACTTTTCGAGACGACCGAGCGAGATCGCGTCTGCGAGCCATTCCTCATAGACCGGTTGGCACAACTGATCGATCATGATGCCACGATATTTGCGCACGCGTTTCCAGAAATCGAGTAACGCTGCGCGACTCGCACTGTAGCTAGCGTTGAACTGTTTCAACAACACTTCGTGCGGTATGCCAAGCGCCGCGCCGATGAACTTGGCGACGTTTGTCGTGAAATCGCCGAACGTCGCCTGCGGCATCGTCGGATTCGCGAAATTCACGGAATGCCCGGGACGCATAAAGTTCACAATGCCCGGGCCCAACTGCACGTTGTAGGCGTTGAAATTGAAAATCTCGCGTTTCTGTTCCTCGGTCAAAAGCGAGTCGAAAAGGTTCGGATCAGGAAATTCCGACGTGATGAAAGCAGTGAAATACGATTGAATCACTGCGCCAACGACAGTCGAGTCGATGTAGCGACCCATCTGCTTCAAAAGTTCGAGACAAACTGCGAGGATCGGAACGCCTCTGCGTTGTTCAGGTCTTTCTGGGCGCATCACGAGAACCATGTTGCGCCGATCTGTCAACGCGCCAAACGGCTGAACGCGGAACGTCTTGCCTGTGGCGAACAATCGTTGTCGCACGACCGGCGACGCGAGCGGATGCACCTGCGCGATGTGATACGCGATAAGCTCGCCGTCATCGTTGAGTTCAACGCCATTGAAAATGTTTTGCAGTAGGTTTTCACCAAGAAAAGCTGGCGACGGATTGATCACACGATCAGCTTCGAGAATGCGCAGGCGCAATTCGAACAACGTGTTTGGTCGCGCCTTCAGTGGAAACAACACAGGACAGTCGCCACTGAGCAACATCGATTGCAAGATGACTGATTGCAGTGTGTAGAACGAATGTTTCTGCTCGAAGTCGCACTCGCGCGGGTCGCACGCCCACCATTCGAACTTGTCGGCGATCTCTTTGTTCAACGCCGTCGTCTCTTCGTCACTCAGACCGAGAATGTCGCCGTCGATGTTCGGCGCCGGATACAAGCCCTCACCGATGACATTCGTGTCGAGCGTCTCGATCGCCGCCGCGGCAAGCGGGATGCCCATGAACGCGTCGCGACTGCGTTCACGCAAGATTTGAACGTTGTAGCCGATGTCTTTATCGGCATCACCGCCACGCCACATCCAGCCGGCAAGAGAGTTCTTTGTCAGGTTCGCACCGTAATTGCCGTAACCGGTGCCGCCGCCGCCGAGCCACGGCACGCCGAGGTAGTTCGCAGAGATGTCACGCGCAGAGTTCAAGACATGACCATCATGGTCTAAGAGAATGCCGCGTGGTAGGCGCGTGCCGTTGCCGTTGATGTGCGCCTCGGTTGTCATACGTCGCGTGGGATGACTCGAAACGCAGTGTCGCGCCCAACAAGTGCGTCAGGCAACATGCTGTAGCCACAGAAAAATTTGACGAGTTCGTTCCACCAGCCAAGGGTGCCTATTTGTTGACTTGCGAGCAGATATTTGAGACCTCGCGTGCCAATGTGATACTCGCCGACACCAGTCGACACAGGTCCCATGGCTTGCGCTGCGCGTGAAAATCCGTCTTTTGCCCAGTCACATGGAGTCGTAAACGGCGGTGGGGGGAAAGGTTCAACCGGCGTTTCTGCGTCTGTTTGGGCAGGCAACGCAGGCGACGACATTCGTTCGCACACTGAGAAGTGTCGGAATCCTTGTCAATACCTGTCCTAAAGATACTTACTTTTTTTCTTGCGATTGCGAAAGTGAACTGTTAAGAGTCAGAACGATGTGAGTCCGTATTTGAAAGCCCACCAAGTGCAACCGCCGGCACGCAAAAGTGGTCGACCTAAAGGGGCTGGGCAACCAAAACTCGGCACGTTTCGCCTCGAAGCAATCTTACCAAGACAAGTTCTCGATGAACTTATTCGGCATGAGATCGAGAGCGGAGTCTATCGCACCCGGGTCGCCGCAAATATTCTGTGCAACTGGGCAAAACAGAGCGCCGCGACCGCGAAAGACGTCTTTCGATCTCAATGATGATGCGCCGTTTGTTCTGAAAGGGGCAGCGGCGCACCCTCTTTGAGTGACGTCTTTTCGACGTGGAGAACTTCACGACGCCGTGAAGTTTTGAAGGCGCACTCAGTAAATCGGCCGGTTGACGGCCCCGAACTTCGCCGGCGGGCCCTTCTCGTGTGTCGGCATCATGACTGGTGCGTCGCGCATGATGTCGGTTTGAACTTTTTGCGCACCGAAACTCGACGTCGCTTGTTGTTCGTCTGCTAGCGAGCAGAGATCGCGCGGCATTGTGTCGAGATTGACACCTGCAAACGGCATGACGAGTGCCGCTAGCGCGTAATTGCGGCAATCAAACGGTTCGTTCCTCTGACTGAGGCGCTTCGCCCAGATGTAGGTTTTGAAACCAAACTTGTGCTTCACGATGCGCGATTCTGCAGTCAGACCTTTGAAATATTCGTCGTCATAACCGTTGATCGGATCGTTGATGACTGAGCCGTCAGGCAGTTTCGAACTGTGCGCGTCACACGGAAAGTGACAAAAACCCGGGCCGACGACAGAGACCATCAGCCGATTGATGATTTCCTCTTTGCCACTGTCAACGCCGAGTGTCTGCAGACGTGCGCGGATCGCGCCTTTTGTTACTATCCCAGCCCCCTTGATGAACGGTTTGCCAAGGCCACCTTCGCCACGCACTGAGATTGCGCGTGGTTGGCGTTGTTTCGTGTAGCTGTAGACGAAGTCTGACGCATAGTTTGAGTCGACCGCCATGCGCCGCACGCGCATTTTCTTTGTGTCAGACGTCGTGAACGTGCGTTTGTAGACGGCTTCGTCGAGTAATTGCCACACGTCAGGTTCGCGCGGATCGCCGTCCAAGATACCGTATTCGATCGCCCACGATTCGCGACCTTTGCCCCAACCGACGACCTCGTAATTGAGTTGCTTCTCGCCGACATCGACTCCTGCAGTCAACACGACAACGCCGTCCGGAACCTCTGCCGCGTAAACTTCACGGCGCAACTTGTAAAGATCGACATCGACCTTCTGACCACTCTCCTTATGCAACCGACCGAGACGCGTGTTGTTGAACGCCTTCAACAGTTCAACGTCGCCCTCGTCGTTCGCGCGAGCCGCGCGCACGAACTCGTCACGCAAAATGTCCCATTCGACCCATGGATTGTAGAGCCCGCTCACGTAGAAACCGCGGGTCACGACTTTGTTGCCGCGTTCGTCGAACGGTCGATGCGCCCTGAATTCACCCGTGCCGGCTAACCACCGATATTTCGGCGCACGTTTCGCGCACTGAAAACAACTGTGCGTCAGATCATCGAACTCGATGCGCTCGAACATCAGTTGTTGCAACGCGCCGCACTCAGGACATGGCAAATACCAATGCTCGCAAGTCGATTGCAACATCTCGCCTTCGATGTGCGACGAGCCAGAGATGCCGGGCGAACTCACAATGACGATCTTCCGATTCCAAAAGGCACTTGTGCGCGCGATCGCGAGTTGTAACGGGTTGCCCTCCGTGCCCGCACTCGGTGGATAGCGATCAACGTCGTCGAGTAACACGACGCGCACCGGGCGACCACTCAGTGACGCCGACGAGTTCGCACCGCCAATGGCAATGTAACCGCCGTTGAAACTTTTGCGACGCAATGTGTTCGACGAATCGCGCGAACGTGGTTCTGCGACCTTCGCGCGCAGACATGGCGTGTCGCGCAACATCGGCGCTAACCGATCGTTCGAGAACGCTTCTGCCATCTCGATTGTCGGTTGCACAACCAAGATCGGACACGGGTCTTGATCGATGTGGTAGCCGATAGGGTTCAAGATCGCCGCGTCAGTCAGACCGAGTTGAGCGCCTTTCTGCACAACAACGCGCGGCACGTGCGCGTCGCTGATCGCGTCCATGATGTCTTTTTCGTAGGGCGCCTTTGCCGTCACCCACGCGCCCGGTTCGGCACTCGATTCACTCGACAAGATGCGCTCGCGATCACTCCATTCTGACAACGTCAGGTGCGACGGCGGTTGCAACACGTCAGCCACCTCGCGCAATAACGCGACGTCACTTTGATGCTCTGCGTGCTTTGTTCTTCGTGCGTCTTGCGCGATCGTGTTGACCATTGGTGCCGTTCAGTGAGATGCCTGTCGCCAGTTGATCCATATCGAAGTCGTTCACTTCGCGCAACGCCCGATCAACGTCACTCTGCAAGACGTCGTGGACTTGACCAAACGACGTCAGACCAAGAACCAGTCGCGACACCCGCGCAGGTATCGCGCGAATGTGGTTCTTCAGTGCAGTCAACAAGTTCGTCATGATGAACACAACGCGCTTGCGATCGATCAATTCGCCTTCCATCTCGCGCAGTTTCAAAATCGCCATCTTCGCTTCTGTCGCCATCTTCTGATTGCGCAACTGCGAATATTCACTCTCGCCTACGGCGTCGCGTTTCTGTTGCCGCAAATGTTTGATGTAGGCAAGAACGTTCGCGCCAGCATCGAATCGACCGATCATCTGTTTTTTGTGCTCGTTGTGCGCGAGCTGCAGAATCCCATCCCGAACCAACAAATTCAGATGTTCAGGCGTGATGTCGAACCACTTCGCCAGTTCGGTTTTGTTGACACGCGGAAACGATCGCTCTCTTGCTCGCACGTTCTAAAAATATTTTGGGCGTCTCTGCACGCGCCGCCGGCCCGCGCGCCGGTAAAACTTATTTTGGCAAATTTTTTTCATCGACGACGTCTTGCAGTGCGCACTGGTCGAGAGAAGCCCTTTGTTGCCTTATACGCTTTGATCTGTCTTTGAGTCCACAACTTACCACTTGGCGAGCGATACAATCTAGCACCGCGACTGTTGTGTTTATTAGTCTTGACCCAAGGCATGATTGATTGATTGAATCACGAACTGATGTGACACATGACGTTTGTGTTTGATGTGTGCGACCATGCACGATCCGATCTGATCGAGAAGGCAGTTGTGCGCTATTGGATATGGCACGCCTTTGTCAACAGCGTTGACTGCACTGCGTATGGCGAGGCGCGCTGTTTGCTGTAGTTTGGTGTCAGCGCCACAGCCAGCAGCCTCGATGTCATGCGAGATCAGGAGTTCATCGAGCGTCATACCGTTCATGCGCGAGAAGTAAGAGAAAAAGAAAGTGCGCATGATCAATTGGACCAACTGATCTGCGGCCTCTTGCTGTTCAGTGATCGTCATGTGAAACGGTGCGCGCATGATCGCAGAGCAAACGCAAAGATCGTGACGAGCACGACGATGTCGCCGAGAACAATGAACGCGACGACCTTCATCGCGCCTGTGGTTTTGTTTCTTTCCAGCTGTAGCCTTCGAACCATAGCAAAACTCTCCACCACCACGGGTTTCGGTATTTCGTCATCATTTGCCTCGTTTTCTAAACTTGCTTTTGGCGGTGCGCCAATAGGCTGCACCGGCGATGCGTTGACCTTTCTTGCCACCACCGCTTGAGCGAGCGATTGACTTGAACGTTGAAGGTTTCATGATCGCACCGCGAGATTGGCGCGATCGCCATTTTCGCAAGGCTGAACTCGTCTTTGGCATTGCGGATGTCAAAGTATCACTCGCGACGTGAACACGCAAGGTGTCGGACACGCCGCTGGGCGAATCCTCAAACCAACGGCGCGCCCTTTTCTATGCGAGACGACATCTATTCTGTGCAAAAGCGAGTTCGGCGTCAAAACAAAAGATTTCGAGAAAAAGAACTTGCGCACATGTAGAATTGTGAGAAAGTGTGAAACTTCGACGATGATTTGTCGTAGTTATTAGTGAGA